AACGCAGAACAGATGGTCCTGACCGCAAAGACCGAATGGCAAACACGGTTTTGGACCAATGTTCGAGAGTCACTAATACGAAAACATTTAAGTTACTATCGTTGACTGATTACAGGTTTCCAATTATAATAAACGGATGCCGCACTGTAATATAGTCATAAAAGATGAAGTAAATGTAAAACTAGAGGGACTAGATCTAGTCACCAGACGCAAACTTGCCAACAAATTCAAATACGAAATACCAGGAGCAAGATACATGCCTGCTGTTAGGCTTGGCAGATGGGATGGCACTGTTTCATTTTTTACACAAGGTGGGTTAACTTATGTGAACTTACTGGACGATATTATTCCTATATTAGAACATGAACAATACACATTTGATCTACAAGATGAACGTGAACATTATGACTTAAAGTTTGAGCCAGTAACATCAGAAACATTCAAACACGTCAAGTGGCCGGCAGGACACAACAACGCCGGAGAGTCAATTGAACTGCGTGATCACCAAGTTGAAGTTATCAACAACTTTGTAAACAATCCACAATGTTTGCAAGAGGTGGCAACTGCCGCTGGTAAAACAATTATTACAGCCGCATTGAGTAAACTGATAGAACCATATGGTCGAAGTATTATTATTGTACCAAACAAATCACTAGTGACACAGACCGAAGAAGATTATATTAATATGGGATTGGATGTGGGTGTGTATTTTGGTGACAGAAAACAAATAGGACATACACACACTATTGCTACATGGCAATCATTAAACATACTAGAAAAGAAAAGATTAAATTCAGAAGACAACTTAATTGAAGAATTTAAACGTGATGTTGTGTGTGTAATTGTAGATGAAGTACACATGGCTAAAGCCGATGTCCTGCGTAGACTGTTAGGCAATGTGTTTGGACAGGTGCCCATACGTTGGGGACTAACTGGCACCATACCCAAAGCAGATCATGATTTTAAATCGCTCCATGTGTCAATTGGCAATGTAATCAACAAAGTAAGTGCAAAAGAATTGCAAGACAAAGGCTTACTGGCAAATTTAAATATCGAAGTTATGCAGATGGTTGATTTTTGTGAGTACAAAAATTACAGAGAAGAACAAACTTTTTTAGTAACCAAACAACACAGAATAGATTACATTGGTCGACTTGTAGAACAAATGGCAAAAACTGGCAACACACTCATACTGGTTGATAGAATCAAGACAGGCGAATTACTGCAAGAGGCAGTACCAGGATCAACGTTTGTAAGCGGAGCAACCAAGGCAGATGACAGAAAAGAAACATATGACGAAGTGAGAGAAAGTGAAGGCAAAGTAATAATTGCAACCTACGGTGTTGCATCTGTAGGAATTAACTTACCGCGTATATTCAACCTTGTGTTATTAGAGCCAGGCAAATCATTTGTGAGAGTTATACAGTCAATAGGTAGAGGCATACGTAAAGCCAAAGACAAAGACTTTGTGCAAGTGTGGGACATTTGTTCAACAGCAAAATTTTCTAAAAGACATTTGACCGAACGCAAAAAGTTTTATCGCGAAGCACAATATCCATTTAATATCACAAAGGTTGACTACCAACAACCATAAAGCATATAATAGTAATATATGCAAATACTAACAGTAGACAATGAATGCTTTGTACTCAACAAGATTCCAGACCAAGTAGATGAAGATTTAAGATTTTCTGTGTTAGATAATTCAGATCCTAACGAACCAGATTTTTTCTTCATGCCATTAATTTATCTAGAATCGTTTTCTTCTCCCTCTGTTACATTAAAAATTGCAAACAGTCTCATACAGATGCCGTTGGACTGGCACATACTGTTAGGTGACTCTGAAGTGGGCGAACTAGAAATTGTGCCACTAACATCATTGAACGACCGATCATTTCAAGCATTTTGTTTCAATCCAATCAACGGACTATTACCAAAATATCATGATGTGCAAATTACAAACATCTATAATGAAGTAGAATGGTTCTTTCCTAGAGTTAGAAACAATCAATTGATTGCTGTGCCATTAGACTTAGAACCAGAACCACAGTGTGCTTACTTTATCAAAGACATTAACAGAAACAATGACTCTGTACACTTGAACAAATTATTTTGGAATGGCCGCAATTAGTTACGAAAATTTTTACAACGACACACCACTGATGATTATATCAGGTCCGTGCCAAATTGAATCACGTGATCATGCTATCATGATTGCCGAACATGTGAAAGAAGTATGTGACAAACTGTCAGTGCCATTACTATTCAAAGCAAGTTTCGACAAAGCCAACAGATCATCGATGAGTGGCAAACGTGGTATAGGCATGGATGAAGGATTAAGAATATTACAAACAATAAAAAAAGAATTAGACGTTTCAGTAACAACAGATATTCATTTACCAGATCAAGCACAACCTGTTGCCGAAGTTGCAGACGTAATACAAATTCCTGCTTTCTTATGTAGACAAACAGATTTAATTGTTGCGGCCGCAAACACAGGAAAAATTGTTACGGTAAAAAAAGGACAATTTCTTTCTTATACAGACACAAATAATATTTGCAGGAAAGTTACAGAGACAGGCAATACCCAGAGTGTGATTATTGAAAGAGGTACGTCTTTTGGTTACGGAAACTTGATTGTGGATATGCGTGGTTTTGAACATCATAAAAGAAATGATACTCCAATCATATTTGATGCCACACATTCTGTTCAACATCCTGGTGGCCAAGGACAATCATCAGGTGGTGATAGAACCATGGTCGAGCCTTTGTGTATGAGTGCCGTGGCTCAATCTATCGCAGGAGTATTTTTAGAAGTACACGATGATCCAAACAATGCACCTTCGGATGGTCCAAATGCATTACATCTAGGAGACTTTCACGATTTAGTTGCAAAACTAAAAAATCTTGATCAGTTTGTAAAAGATGACTCAATCATATCTTATTAATTCCCAAACACACACTGCTATTATTCCAATCATGCGGAACGCATCATCAATGTTAGAATTTGTATTACAAAAAGATGGATTCACAATTTCTAAAGACAGATATCCATCAGAAGATTTCACATACTACACAGTTTGGCGTGATCCATATGAAAGATTAATCAGTGCCTTGCAACGTGAACTATGCGAAGTATATGATCAAAATTTGCACCGAACACATGCGGCAATCGACGCACAGATGGTTGAATGGTCAAACGACCCACAATCGATATTTGACTTAAACCACACCATATCTCAATACGATACATGCATTGACATAGTGCCACAGAATAAAAAGTTAATTGTTTATCCTTATGCACAGATAAGTTCTATGTTGTTTGCGGCTACAGGAAAACTGCACAACGACACACCAAAGATGAATGTGTCTGCAGACTATCCGCCACCTATAGTTGAACTTTGGCAAGAAGGGTCGGTGTACACACGTGAGCCTTTGTGGATGTCAGGGTGGTGTCGAAAAGAGTTTCGTAAAGATTATGATGTGTGGGAACGACTTTTAAAAGCAGACACGTTATCAATCATCGAAACATATTGATCTTTAGCAACTTTGCGCCATGCATGAAAGTTGTGTTCTAGTTTAGGCAAACACTGTTGGTATAAATTTTGTAAATCAACTTGTAACAACTGTTTCAGTCCTTTTCTTATTGCCATTGTTTGCCAATGATAAGATGGAAATCCTGGTTCTAAAATTTCCACATCAGGAAAATTTAATTCTTGTTGAAAGTGTTCTAATCCAAACGATTCAAGTAAGTCATATATTTTTTTATCGCCATACAACACAAAAGGTCGAGAACCAATTATTGGCTTCAAAGTTTTTTCTGTAATCCAAGTAAGTCCACTTGGTTCATCTAAAGTTTCAGTCACAATATTTAAAAAATGATTGTTCCATATATTAAGGTTGCCCAAAGAATAAATGTCATTTGGATAATAATTTTTATCTTGCACATCAGGATTGTTATCAATACTTGCATCACCTTCATGTAGTGGAATATTGTCTTGCAAAGAATTTTTTCCTTGTAGTGTAACAATTCCTGCCTTTGCCCGTTCACTGTTCCATTCGGTCAACATTGTATACATAGCATCACGATTGTGTCTCCATTTGCCTTGATAGCACAAAAACAAATGTTCAAATGATTTTGGTTGCACTTCTTCCCATGTGTACTGTACAAACTTAGTATCACAAATATTCAACCAACTTGCTTTATAGTCTAACACCAATACACGATCGTTGTCTTTGTATCTTGCAACATAGTCTGCATATCCGCCAAAGTCATCCCACCAATTTAGAATGACTACTTTATGATGATCATTGTTTAACCAACGTTGAATGTTGTCTTGCACTTCTGCAGGGTTTTGGGTCCAAGTGGTATCTACCAATAGAGTCTTATTATCTATTATGTCATCATACACCTGTTTCACCATAGGATAAGAGGCCCAATGCGTAGGATATTTAGATAATGCTAACATAGAAACTCCTGCACACGCGATATCATTTTATTGTGTTCGTTTTTAGCATAGGTAGTCCAGTTATAAAAATTATGTTCTATTTTAGGTAATAGTTTTTCGTACCAAGTAGATAAGTTTTGTCCGCTTATCCTGTCTACAACTTTTGAAATTTCAACACTGTGATTATTGTAGTGAGGTAGAGGTGTGTGACCAAATTCTTCATCAAATGTTTCAAATCCAATTTTCCTAAGACAATCACTTGTTTCAGGATGCCCATACACTATAAAAGGCCTTGCTCCCATTATAGGCTTAAATGTTTTTTCGGTTATCCATACAGGATAGTATACGCCATGTTGGCCTTCTGATACAATGTTTAGGAAATGTGATCGCCACAAATCCATATCACCAAATGAATAGATGTCTACAGTTGTGGGTGCACCTTCACTGCTAGGTTCTGTGTTTGTGTTGCCCCAGGTGTATTCTATTTGTTCAGTAAAATTTTTTTTATCCATTAATGATAACAAGCCGTTTTTGCCTTGCAATTTGTTATACAATTCTGTACGCCATGGTTTTACTTTGAACATATAACACATAAAGTCGTAATTAAAATTTGTAGGATATACCTGTTCCCACGTGACTTTTTGAAAATGTCTTTCACAAGTTTTTAACAATGGCCATAAATTTTCTTCAACCATTACATCGGTGTTGCTGAACAAGGGATCTCTAAATTCACCACGCAATTCATCTAACCAATTCATTACAATCACTTTGTGATTTTGTTCTAGTGCTGTTTCGACCAACACTGAAAGGTCCTCTGGTTTTGTCCACATGGTGTCTATTACAGTAACTTTGTCAGAGGCAAATTGATTGTAAACTTGCGAAACCAACTCCCATGTTGTATAATTAGTAGGGTGCTTAGAAATGATTGGCATAGGCAAGTAATTATGTTATAATAGTTTATGGCTGGTAAGTTTTTAGATATAAAACAAATGATGAGAGCAGTTGATACCAGAGATAAAAACTGGTTTCAAAATTTGTCAGAAGAAGACAAAAAATTATATTCACCGTATATGACTTTGAAATGGACTGCGTCGGTTGAACACAAAGACCGTGCTGTGCAAGAGTTTTATATCGAAGAAGCCAATTCAAATATCAATAAACATCTGTGGACTCTTTCTAAAAACCATAAAGCCTTGTTATGGAAATTGAGTGCTATGTGTGGATCAACGTTTGTGTTATTTCACAAATGGATATATCCTAAAAAGAAAACAGGATCTACAAAATCTAAAATGAAAGAATTACAAGCACTGTATCCAACTGCTAAACAGACCGATCTTGATTTATTAGATATTACTATGAGTACCAAAGAGTTTACAGCACTCAAAAAAGATCACGGCATTACTTGACATTTTACCACGCCAGTGTATAATAAGTTATAACCATTTTCCGTAGGAGGTTAGTATGGGATCAGAAATAATTGAACTAACAACATTAACATTAACTTTTTTATTAATGTTATATCTTGCATATCTAATGGGTAGAATTAGAGAGAATGTTAGAATGTTGAGAATGCGTTTTTCACAAATGCAGGATGATCTTCGTAATGTGTCTTCGGACATAGATCATTTAAGGAAGAAGATCTAAATACACTAATGACTTATGTGGTTGATGACAAATGTATAATGTGCAAACATACCACTTGCGTTTCGGTGTGTCCTGTAGATTGTTTCTATGAGGGACCGAATATGCTTGTCATCAACCCAGATGAATGTATAGATTGTGGTGTTTGTGAACCAGAATGTCCAGAAGAGGCTATAAAACCAGACTCAGATAGCATAGTGCATTGGACAAACATTAACAAAGAATACGCCGAGAAGTGGTATAACAATCAGATTGTAGACCAAAAAGATCCTATGTCGGGGCATGAAGAAGCAAGTAAAATTGCAGACAAAACAGATTTATTTGACGGCAATGATTATACTCCTGATTGACAATAATGGTATTTGTAGTATAATATAGTTTTAACAAGGAGATTTATATGAAAGAACAATGGGATTCAATTATGGATGATAAAGTGAATGCATTAAAAGATCTGCCGTTCCAAGTGAAGTTTATGTCTATGCAGATATTAGCATGGATGTGGTCAGCAGTATTTGGCATATACATTATTGAAAGCATATACGCATTTGGAATATCGGCATTGGCACATGCATTGTTTATCACAATGACTGTACTGACAGCACTGTATTTTAAACAACTTCAAAAACAACGACAAGTTCAAGGCATTCATACAAGAGGCCATGGCGGTGAACATGAGTGATCAACTTGAATTTAACCTAGATGCAGAAGCAGAGAAAAAAATAAGAGAAGCAAATGAAATTGTTTGGTCGCAAACACTAGACTGGATAAAGGAATATGATTCAATGATCATAGCGGCCAACATGCTTAATTCTGCATTAAGATTATACAAGACATCGCTTTCAGATGATGAGTATAAACAATTCTGTGACACCATGTATGAGTTGACTGATCAAGTTCAAGAGATGCACTCTGGGAGCAAACATTGATAGCAAAACTGATATCATATTCGCAACTACCAGAATCATTTGAAACTGACATGGATGTAACTGAAATGGTGGCTTACTGTGCGAGAGTAAGCAATCCAAGTAATCAAACAAACACAGAAACCTCAGAGAAACTGATTAGGTATTTGATAAAACATCAACATTGGTCGCCGCTTGAAATGGTTTCTGCTTGTTTAGAAATTAACACCACAAGAGATATAGCACATCAAATTGTTAGACATAGATCATTTTCGTTTCAAGAATTTTCACAGCGATATGCAAATCCACAAGACATGGATGACACGTTTGAAATTAGAGAAGCAAGAATGCAAGATCCAACTAACAGACAGAATAGTATTGCCACTGCTGATATGGAATTGCAACTATGGTGGGACGCACAACAAAAACACATTATAGAAATAGCAAAGACCACATATGACAATGCATTAAGCAAAGGTATTGCGAAAGAACAAGCAAGAGCCGTTTTACCAGAAGGACTTACTAAAACAAGATTGTATATGAATGGCACATTAAGAAGTTGGATACATTATATCGAACTGCGTGGCGGCCATGGTACACAAAAAGAACATATGGATATTGCTCATGCTTGTGCAGAAGTAATAGCAAATATTTTTCCTATGGCAGAGGAATTCATTAGTGAATGATTATCTTTCTTATGCTGTTCCACCAAAATTAGTTAAAGCCTACATATTCTATCATATACATCAACAAATTTTCCTTGTTGGTTTCATGATGATATTTGCAGGGGTAATGCCGTCTACATTTTTGATGGCCTGTTTGTTTATAGGAGGTGATTATACATTTTACAAGAACTTAGAAAAGATGTTAAAATAAACATTATGCCAACTTGTGAATATTGCAACAAATCGTTCGCACGACAAAAAA